AAAAACGAGGCGCGCTCCGGTAGTGACGCACGCAAGGCCGGCAAGTTGATGTCGTACATCACCAACATCAACGTCATCTCTGCGTCTACAACGCCCGCCGGAACAGGAGCGGACGTAAGCGACTTGGCCGGCACAAACGCCGCCCTGACGCTTGCTAAAATTGATGCAGCGAACAAGCTGGCATACGAGGACGGGGGTAATCCTGATATCCTTTTGGTGTCCCCCGGCAACAAGGTCGCGTTTTCTGACCTGTCTTCTGGCAGCGCGGTGACGAACCAGTTGCACATGACCAGCCCGAAAGAGGCGACGATCATCGGCAGCGTGTCGATGTATTTGACGGATCAAATCCACTAGCCGAGGTCCGTGTTAAACCGCGTGAATTGCTGGAAGCCTAACCCGCAAGGCAAGGTAATCAGCAGCCAATCCTGTCAGTAATGGCAGGCAGGTCCAGAGACTAGGTCATGGAGTCCCATCGGGACGGTAAAGGCCCACGAGCGCGCGGCACCCCATCGGGGTGATGATATAGTCCGACACCCATCTAAAGGTGGGAGCGGGGATAAAGAGCCTCGCAGCGAACAGTAAGTTCGGCATGTTGAATGTAACGATTGACAGGTTCTGTGCGGATGATCGTCTGTTCCTTTTGGACGCCGACCATTACTCTATCGGGCATCTACCTGGCCGCATGTTCTCGGTTTCGGACGTGGCTCCTTCTGGAGACACGACTCGATTCTCAATCGTGAGTGAATGGACCCTCATAATGAAGGCGCCAAAAGCACACGGTGGAGTTTATGATCTGTCAACTTAATCTACTGTAGAGTGTAACCTACCGGGGGCGGCTTCGGCCGCCCCCACCATTTCCCGGGCGGCATTGGCCGCCTTTTTTATTGGGTGCTGCATGGGCAAAAAATTACTTTCATCTGATCCGCTGACGCGGAAAAAGACCTGGCTAACTGACGACGCTGACGGTCTGGGCATCCAGACCGAGCAGGACGCCACGCCGGTTCTAGACGCCGCCAAAGCCGAGGAAGCCGCGTGGCGACCTGGGCAGATGATCGGCAACACGCAGAAGCATCATCAGAAGGTCGCTGAAATTCCGACCGCTTTGTATTTCGATCTGCTGGCCAAGTTCGGTGACCCAAAGCACAACAAGAAAAAATGGATGCAGTGGTTGCAAGACCCCGACAACAAGTATTTCCGCACCAGTGGCGGCAGGTTGGCCTAGATGGCAATCACCACATTCGATGAACTGAAGACGGCTACGGCAAACTGGCTGGGCAGAGATGACCTGACAGACCGCATACCCGAGTTCATCGCCATGGCCGAAGGCCGCATGAACCGCACCATCTTTGCGCGTGCGCAGGAGGTGCGATCCACGGCGACCCTGGTGGCTGATGACGCCTACACCTCGCTGCCGACTGATCTTCGCACCATACGCGCGGTGCAGCTAAACACCACGCCGACCACGATCTTGCGCTTTATGACGCCGAGCATGCTGGAGCGAACTTATCCAAGCACCACCACAGGCAAGCCCCTGGCCTACACGGTGACCGGCGCGGAGATCAAATGGGCGCCGACACCGGACAGCGGCTACACGGCCGAAATTCTTTATACACAGGGCATCCCCGCCCTTAGTTCCAGTAACGCGGTTAACACTTATCTAACGCGGTCTCCTGACGCCTATCTGTACGGCACGCTGACAGAGGCCCACCGCTATCTGATGGACCCAGGCCAAGCCAACAACTTCGACCAGTTATTCGGCCGTGCCATGTCCGAGATCAAGGCCGAGGACGACGAAGCCCGTTGGGGCGGATCGCCTCTTCAAATGAAATCAACCTCAACGCCATAAGGAGATTAAAATGGCAGCTTTAAGTAATTACGCCGAAAACGAAATGCTCGACCATATGTTGGGGACGGGCGCGTTCACAGCGCCGTCCAATGTGTTCCTGTCGCTGTGGACATCTGACCCGACCGATGCCGGTAGTGGGACAGAACTGTCCGGCTCTGCCTATGCCCGTCAGGACATCAATTTTGGCGCAGCGTCTAGCGGCGTTGCAACCAGTTCGGGTGTAGTAACCTTCCCCACTGCAACCGGAAGTTGGGGCACGGTCACGCATATCGGCATCCACGACGCTGCCAGTACCGGCAATCTTCTCTTTCACGGCGCCCTCACGGCATCTAAGGCAATCGCCAGCGGCGACATTATGCAGATCGCCGATAGCGCGATAACTATCACGGCGGCCTAGTTTTATGGCCGACATCGTCGGCCCGACACTAGAACAGCTAGACGCTTGGGGCGACCTCGACAGCCTAGCCTATTCGCTTGATCATTCGATCTGGACGACGGCGGCGCTGCGTGAAGGTGCATCTGCTCTAAGCGTCTCCGCGACTGTCGCCGCGACAGGCTCAAAATTAATCAGCGGCGCTGCGGCGTTAAGCGTGTCGGCCACGACCGCCGCCGCTGGCGCGCGGGTTGCCTTGGGCGCGGCCACGCCGAGTGCCTCAGCGACAGTTGCGGCGGCTGGTGTACGGGTTGCCCTGGGCGCAGCCGCGCCCAGTGTCTCGGCTAGCGTTACAGCCGCTGGCACGCTCACCGTATCTGGCGCAGCACCGCTCAGTGTGTCGGCCAGCGTCACAGCCGCTGGTGCGCGGGTTGCCTTGGGCGCAGCAACGCCCAGTGTTTCAGCCAGCGTTACGGCAGCCGCTATCACGATTGCCGCATCTGGTGCATCAGCGCTCAGTGTGTCGGCCAACGTCGCAGCCGCTGGTGTACGGGTTGCGTTAGGCGCCGCTACGCCAAGCGTGTCGGCTACGGTCGCTTCTACTGCCACGCTCACCGTATCTGGTGCATCAGCGCTCAGTGTGTCGGCCAACGTCGCAGCCGCTGGTGCCCGAGTTGCCTTGGGCGCAGCCACGCCAAGCGTGTCGGCTACGGTCGCAGCCGCTGGTGCGCTCACCGTATCTGGTGCAGCACCGCTCAGTGTGTCGGCGACAACGGCGGCGGCGGGCCTCCGCATAAGGCAAGGCGAGAGCGCCTTGTCCGTGTCGGCGACGACCGTTTCAGCAGGCGCCATCGTGGCATTCGGCGAGGCGGCGTTAAGTGCCGCCGCAACGGTGGTGGCGGCGGCAGTCATTACCACCAGCGTTGCCGGCGCCCTGGCGGTGTCGGCGACAACGGCGGCGGCGGGCGTCAGGGTCGCGCTGGGTGAGGCGGCGTTAACTGCCACCGATATCACCGTTGCAGCGGCAATCATTACTGCTGGCGGCGCAAGCGCCATGGCGGTGTCGGCGACTGTCGCAGCGGCAGGCGTCAGGGTCGCATCTGGCGCAGCCGCGCCCAGTGTTTCAGCGACTGTCGCAGCCGCTGGTGTACGGGTCGCGCTAGGTGTAGCCACGCCAAGCGTGTCGGCTACGGTCGCAGCCGCTGGTGCGCTCACCGCGTCTGGTGCGTCCGCGCTCAGTGTCTCAGCGACAGTTGCGGCGGCTGGGGCACGGGTTGTTTTGGGAGCGGCGGCGCTCAGTGTTTCAGCGACAGTTGCGGCGGCTGGTGTCCGAGTTGCGCTAGGTGTAGCCACGCCAAGCGTGTCGGCTACGGTCGCTTCTACTGCCACGCTCACCGCATCTGGTGCATCCGCGCCCGCTGTTTCAGCGACCGTCGCAGCCTCTGGACTGCGAGTGGCTCTGGGTGCAGCAACGCCCGGTGTTTCAGCCAACGTCACAGCGGCTGGCATGCGGGTGGCCATGGGGGCGGCTACGCCCAGTGTTTCAGCGACTGTCGCTGCCGCTGGGCTGCGGGTTGCCCTGGGCGCGAGCGCGCTGTCTGCCAGCGCAACGGTTGCCGCGGAAGGCGCGTATGTCGCCCTTGGCGAAGCCGCCCTGGCTCCAGCGGTGACGCTGGTTGCTGCCGCCGAAATCCTTGGCGAAGACTGGTCGTCAGTATCGGCAGGCGACGAGACATGGTCGGAGATAAGTGCCGGGTCAGAAATCTGGGCCACGGCATCGACAGACGACGAGACATGGTCGGAGATAAGTGCCGGGTCCGAAATCTGGGCCACGGTATCGACAGGTAGTGAAAGTTGGGCCAGGCAATGACGGCAGTTAATTTCGGTGAGTGGACACCAGATCAGCCAAACCTCGGGTCTGGCTGCGCGGACGCCTTGAACGTGATACCCACCGCGAAGGGTTACCGCCCGTTGCCGAGCTTGGCGGCGCTATCGAATGCTGCCGACGCGCGCCTACGCGGCCTCTTCCCGGCCAAGCAGAGCAATGGCACGGTCAAGCTGTTTGCCGGCGATGCCGCCAAGTTGTATCTGTTTGGGGCGGGTGATAGCGATCTCGATAACGTGAGCAAGTCCGGTAACTACACGCTGACCGGGGACGAACCCTGGCGGTTCGCTCAGTTTGGCAACATCGTCATCGCCGCCAGCAACAGCCAGATACTACAGTCCTACACGTTGGGAAGTTCATCGCTTTTTGCTGACGTGACCGGCGCCCCGACGGCTAAGTACCTCGCTGTCGTGCGCGACTTTGTTATGACCGCCAACACCTCTACCAGCAACCAACAAGTGCGCTGGAGCGGCATCGGCGACAGCACTAGCTGGGCGGCAAGCGCGACCACGCAGGCCGACAGCCAAACGATCTACGGCCTGGGCGCCGTCACCGGCCTGGTCGGTGGCGAGTTCGCTACGATCCTGTGCGAGGGAGGCATCGTTCGCGGCACATATGCTGGTTCGCCGCTGGTGTTCCAGTTTGATTCCGTGGAAACTTCTAGGGGATGTGCGATCCCCGGCACGGTGGCCGCCATCGGGTCAAGTACGATTTTTTGGTCAGGCGACGGATTTTATATTTTTGATGGGGCGGCATCGACGCCAATAGGCACGGAGAAGGTTGATCGGTTCTTCGCCGACGACCTGAACCTTGGTGACGTTGAACGCTGTTCCGCTGCCATCGATCCTATCAATAAGCTGTATGTTCTGGCCTACAGCGATGGCACCGGGGGATCGCAGCCCAACAAGTTGTTGATATACAATTATTCCCTTGGCCGCTGGTCTCGCGGCGAACTGGATACGGATTTGGTCGCCCCGATTTACACCAGCGGCTACACGCTGGAAGAATTGAACAACGTAAATAGCAGCCTGGACGCATTGCCGGCCAGCTTGGATGACCCGATCTGGAGGGGCGGTCAGTTCGCATTCTCCGGCAGCGACAGCAGCAAGATCAGCACTTTCACCGGCACTGCGCTGACCAGCGTTATTGAAACCGGCGAGCAGGCAATGCCAGACGGCCAGCGCACAATGGTTAATGCGGTCACGCCGCTTGTGACAGGAAGCCCGACGACAACGGTGCAAGTGCTAACGCGCAACCGGCAGCAGGACGACGAAACAGCGACCGCGGCCGCCAGCGTCAATGCCGACGGCTGGGCACCCGTGCGCGCAAATGGACGCTTTCATAGAGTGCGTCTAAACGTCAGCGGCGTCTGGGAGAATGCGCAGGGCGTCGATGTCCAGGCACAGGGCGCTGGTATGCGCTAATGGCCAACCAATATCGACGCCTGCCACAGGACGGCGCATCGCCGCGCCAGGTCGCGGAGGTGGTCAACCGGGCCTTGGACGGCGGCATCAACGCCACCGGCAGCGTCACGTTGACTGCCAGCGCGGCAAGCACCGTGGTTGCCGACAAGCGATTGAGTGCGACAAGCTATTTTGGACTGATGCCAACGACGGCCAATGCTTCGGCCGAAGCCGGCAACGGCACCATCTATGTGAGCAGCCAGGGAAAACAGACATTGACGCTGACGCATGCAAACAACGGGCAGACAGATCGAACCTACCGTTACGTCATTTTGGGATGAATGGCGGCGCCTGCGCCACCACATCCTGGCGGCGCTGGAGCACGCGGGCGGCACACATACCGAACACGACATCCTAGACCTGTTGCGGGGCGACCAGGCGCAGTTCTGGCCCGGTGAGAACTCGGCGATGGTGACGGAGATCGTTGGCTACCCAGCCGGCAGTCATTGCCGCATATGGCTGGCGGGCGGTGAATACGACGAGTTGCGGGTGCTGGAGCGCGACCGGGTGATCCCGTGGGCGCGGCAGCAAGGGTGTCGCCGAATTGAATTGGTAGGCCGCAGAGGCTGGGCGCGGCGACTGAAAGATTACAACGAGGTGGCCGTGGTAATGGCCAAGGAGATATAAAGATGTCAAAAGGCGGATCATCGCAACCTAGCGGACAGACCGTTACGACTACGAACCAAGAACCGTGGTCAGGCGTGCAGCCGTATCTGTCATACGGCCTGGGCGAGGCGCAGAGGCAGTACCAGACTGCGCCACAGGAATATTACCCCTATAGCACGGTGGCGCCGCAGTCGGCTGACACCATCGCATCGCAAAACCTAATTCGCGCGCGCGCGCTTGGCGGCAACCCCCTGAACCCCATGGCGCGACAAGGCGCGATGGATACTTTGCAGGGCAGTTGGCTGGGCGGACCGCGATACACCGAAATGTATAACGCGGCTGTCAGGCCGGCGATGCAGTCGTTCACAGAACAGGTGCTGCCGGGGATCACGTCGCAGTTTGCCCGTTCCGGCCGTCTGGGCAGCAACGCGCAGCAACTGGCGACAGAGCGCGCCACGGAATCCTTCGGGCGCGGCCTCGCCGATGTCGGCGCCCAACAGTATGCAGCGGAACGCGCGCGCCAGATCCAGATGATCGGCATGGCACCGCAACTAGCGGCGACGGATTACGCCA